AGAGGTCAAGACAATGCAAGCACCGGGAGCTAGAAATGCCGCTTAAGCGTGGGTCCAGTCAAAAGACCATCAGCTCGAACATCGGGGAGATGGTTCGGTCGTATAAAGAGTCGGGGAAGCTGGGAACAAGCAAGCCCAAGAGCATGAAAGCAGCCACCAAGCAGGCGGCGGCGATCGCGTACGAAAAGGCGGGCAAGTCTCGGAAGATGGCTAAGGGCGGCGAGATGATTTCAACGCCCAAGGGAGTGCAAAAAGCGGTTGCGATCGTGAAAAAGAAGGACGGCACACGTCCGGTTCGCATATACTAGGCCCTGTAGTACCGCTCTCAGTCGGTGCGGCAAACCGACTGCTTTCATGGAATTACCATGCTCGAATTTGCAGAAGCAGTTCTGAAAGAAATCAGAAAGCTACAGCATCAGTCTGAGCAAATCGTGCTGAACGGCACGATTGCTGACATGGAGCGCTATCGCTTCATGATGGGACGCCTCGAGGGGTTGAGGATGGTCGAAGAATCCGTGAAAGGGCTTTTGAAAAAGCATTCGGACGAAGACCTTCTTGACTAGGAGATGCAAATGGAAGCTGTAGCAGATGAGAGCTTGACGGCATTGGAGCGCAAGTGGCGCGAAGAGGCTGAGAACAAGGGACCAAAGCTCGAGGACTCGTATACCGAGGACGGCTTTGACCCATCGAAGCTTGACAAGGCCGTGATGGATCGTATCCCAACGCCTACAGGCTGGCGGATCGCCATTCTTCCTTACCGTGGCGCGGAAAAGAGCAAGGGCGGGATCGTGTTGGCCGAAGAGACCCAACGCAAATCCAATCTTGCGACGGTTTGTGGCTACGTGTTGAAGGTAGGCAGCCTGGCGTACGGCGATGAGTCCAAGTTCCCCACCGGCGCGTGGTGCAAGGAGGGGGATTGGATCATCTTTGGCCGGTACGCGGGCGCACGCATCCCAATTGACGGCGGAGAGATCCGTTTGATCAACGACGATGAAGTGCTGGGCGTGGTCCACGATCCAGAAGACATTCTGCACATGTAAAGGAGAGCGCAATGAGCGGGGAACAGTTGGAGTTTAAGATTGGAGAGGATGAAGCACCTGCCACCGTCCAGCTTAGTGAGGACGGACAGGCAGAAGTCATTGACAAGCCGCAGCCGCCAGCGGTTGCTACCACCGGCGGCGATCAAGGTGATCACGGTGACCGAGGCGAGCTGGATCAGTACAGCGAAAACGTCAAGAAGCGCATTGACAAGCTGACGGCGCGGCTACGGGAGACGCAGCGGCGCGAACAAGCGGCGCTTGACTACGCGCGAAACGTGCAAGCGCGGGCCCAGCAGCTTGAATACCAGTACCTGAACACGGATCAGCAGCGCGTGGCCGAGGCCACGGGGCGCATTGAGACGCAGGCCATGGCGCTCAAGCAAATCATTCGCAAAGCGCGCGAAGAAGGCGACGTTGACACGGAGACAGAGGCGCAACAGCGCCTGACTTCGCTCACGATGGAGCAGGCTTCTGTCCAAGCGCAGAATGCGCAGCGTCAAGCGTATGAGCAGAACCTTGCAGCGCAGCAACAGCAGGCTGCACAGCAAGCGGCGTATCAGCAGCCCGCACAGCAGCGTCAGGTTGACCCTAAGGTGGAAGATTGGGCGGAGCGTAACCCCTGGTATGGCCGCGACACAGCCATGACGCATGCTGCGTGGGGCATACATCGGCAATTAATTGAGGCCGAGGGGTTTGACGCCAGTTCTGACGAGTACTATCATGAACTTGACAGACGTATCCGGGATGCTTTCCCCAGAAAGTTTTCCGGTGCGCAAAACGGGGCGGCGCGTAACGTGCAGCCGGTCGCACCCGCTTCCCGGTCCTCCGGGATCAACCAAGCTGCACGCCGCACGGTTCGCTTGACCCCAAGTCAGGTGGCCATTGCCAAAAAACTGGGTGTTCCGCTTGAGGAATACGCCAAGTACGTGAAGGAGTGATCATGAGTGACGTTAAAACTACCGTAGGAGCTGCTCCAGCTCTTAACCGTACTTCGCGAGACGCAGAGCTTCGCGCGAAGATTACGCGACGTCGTCCGTGGCAAGCGCCTTCGCGGCTTGATGCACCTGAGCCGCCTCCCGGATACAAACATCGCTGGATTCGAGCTGAATCAGCAGGCATTCAAGACCGCACCAACGTCGCAGGCCGTCTTCGCGAGGGCTACGAGCTGGTACGCGCCGATGAATACCCTGACTTTCACTCGTCCAGTCCTGAAGACGGTCGGCATGCTGGCGTGATCAGCGTCGGTGCCCTTCTTCTGGCACGTATCCCCGAAGAGACGGTTGAGGAACGAAACGCGTACTACCAACAGCGAGCGGGAGATCAGCTTCAAGCTGCGGACAATGAGCTGATGAAGGCCAATGCGCATTCGAGCATGGTCATCGAACGCCCTGCCCGCAGGTCTCGAGTCTCATTTGGCGGGTCGAAAGACCAGTAACCCTTTTGAAGGAACCATCAAATGGCTAATGTTGACAAGCCCTTTGGTCTGCGTGCCCTCGGCAATCTGTCCGCCACTGGCGGTCAAAAGCAGTACGGATACGAGATTGCCGACAACCAGTCCGGGGCGATTTTCCAAGGCGACTTGGTCACCGTTTATGACGGTTACCTCGTCAAGTTTGCGCCTGCGACCCACACCGCTGCGGTAGGTGTGTTCAATGGTTGCAACTACATCGACCCGACCACCGGCAAGCCGACCTGGAAGAACTACTACCCCGGTTCGGTCAACATCACGCAGGGCAAGATTATTGCCGACGTGATCGATGATCCCAACCAGCTCTTTATCATCCAGGTGGATGAGTCGGTTGCGCAGACTCAAGTCGGCTTTAACGCCGATGTTGTGGGCACCGGCGGAAGCACCACCACGGGCGTTTCGACGATGGAACTGGACTCGTCCACCATTGCAAAAACGGCTGCATTGAACCTGAAGATCGTTGGCCTGTGGGATGTTCCCGGCAACGCCTATGGCACCAATGCTGTGGTTGTGGTGAAGATTAACGAGCACCTGTACGGTAGTGCTGGTGTTGCCGGTCAAGGAGCTTAATCATGGCAATTTCACGTGCACAACTGGTGAAAGAGCTTGAGCCTGGCCTCAATGCTCTGTTCGGCTTGGAGTACAAAAACTACGAGCAGGAACACACCGAGATCTACTCGATCGAGACCTCTGACCGCGCGTTCGAGGAAGAGGTGATGGAATCGGGCTTCGCCGAGGCCCCGGTCAAGACTGAAGGCGCTGGCGTCGCGTACGACCAAGCGCAAGAGGTCTACACCGCTCGCTACACGCACGAGACCATCGCGCTGGCGTTCTCGCTGACCGAAGAAGCCGTGGAGGACAACCTCTACGATCGTCTGTCTGCGCGTTACACCCGTGCCCTGGCCCGTTCGATGTCGCAGACCAAGCAGATCAAGGCGGCGGCCGTGCTTAACGGCGCGTTCGACACCTCGATCGGCGGTGACGGCAAGCCTCTTTGCGCTCTGGACCACCCGACTTTGGGCGGCCCGGATCTGAAGAACGAGCTGACCGTTCCGGCTGACCTGTCTGAGACCTCGCTTGAGCAGGCTTTGATCGACATCGCCGCGTTCACGGACGAGCGTGGCCTGAAGATCGCTGTTCAGGGCCTGAAGCTCATCATCCCGAAAGAGCTGATGTTTACTGCCGACCGCATCATGAAGTCCACGCTTCGTGTTGGCACGGCCGACAACGACATCAACGCGGTTCGGAACATGGGCATGGTTCCGCAGGGCTACACCGTGAACCACTTCCTGACCGACCCCGACGCATGGTTTATCAAGACCGATGCGCCGAACGGCATGAAGATGTTCTCGCGCGTGGCGATCAAGACCGGTTTCGAAGGCGACTTCGACACTGGCAACGTCCGCTACAAGGCTCGCGAGCGCTACAGCTTCGGCTTTAGTGATCCGCGCGGCTTGTTCGGATCGCCGGGGGCCTGATGGCCTAGAAAAAGGGGGCTTCGGCCCCCTTTTTCTTTCCCTCAACATCGAGTATATTGAGGGCATTCCGGGGTCATTCTCGGTGCGTCTGACAGTCCCGGCTGACGACATGCAGACAGGCGCACTGCAACTCGCATGTGAGGAAAATCATGGCTGCTACCCATTACTCCGGCCCGCTCCAGTACTCTGGAAAAGGCGCAACCGGTGCCTGGGGCACCGATCTCACCACCGCTGTTGACACCGACGTCGTCACGTACATGGACGACTTCACGGCTGTTGCGCTGGATTCGACCAATGCCTGGACCGTGGTCAAAGACTCTGGAGCCTCGGCCGGCATCGGCGCGGACATCGTCAATGGCGTTCTCGAGCTGACCTCTGCCGCTACGACCGACAACGACGGCGCGTCGGTGCAGGGCAACGAGATCTTCAAGGCGCAAGCGGACAAGTCGCTTTGGTTTGAGACCAAGATCAAGTGCAACGACGCTGATCAGACCGACATTTGCGTGGGCCTGACGGTGAACTTTGCGACCAACCCCGAGAACATGCTGACCGCTGCCGATCGGATCTGCTTCCAGATCGACGACGGCAATGCATCGATCCTGTGCAAGACCGAGTCGGGTGGCACCGAGACCTCCACGGACTCGGGCATTGACCTGGTTGACGACACGTACGTGACGCTGGGCATTCGGGTCGTGGGCACGGGCCAGGTGTTCTTCTACATCGACCGCACTCAGGTTGCTTACCACAGCACCAACATCCCGACGACCGAGCTGGCGCTTGCCGCCATGTCGCTGTCGGGCAGTGCCACGGGGACTCGGACGACCACTGTTGACTACATGTTCGCAGCGGCCACCCGTTAATAGGAGGCCGTCATGAGCTTCAGCAACATCCAGTCGGTACGGAAGACCGCCTCTGCGGCGGCGGTCTCTGGCCGCACTCGTTTGCTGGGGGTGTACTTCACGCACACGGCCACTTCCGCCACGATCACTCTCAAGGACGGGAGCACGAGTGGTGGCACGGCCAAGTTGACGTTGTCGTCGCCCGCAGCAATCGGCTCGCAGGACCTCATCATCCCCGACATGGG